TAACTCCAGATCCAGGTGCCGCAATGATTGGGTTGATTCTCTTGCTGTAGAGAAGATCTCTCTGTGCTTGAGATGGGTTGTATGCAAGTTTGACCGCGTTGTTGACAACACCGCGAGAAGTACCTGCGGGCGAGAACCATGGGAAAGAATTCTGTGAGGTTCTTGCCATCATTCCAGCAACGTCAGCGTTACATGGAATGTAACGGAACTTGTTAGCGAAACGATCGAAGGTGTACTTATAACCACTATCAAGAACTGCATAGGAAGAGGAACTTACCTGATCCATCGTCTTGATGATGTTATCGGTCTGAGTATCAGACTGACTAATAGGAACATCAGTTGCGAGAACGTCTGCTCTTGCAGGAGAAACAACTGCAACACAGTCCTTTCTTTGATCTGCAATAGAGATCAGTTTGTTGGCCTTACCAACGGTCTCGTCTCTAGAAGCAAGACCAGGACCCATGATCAGATAGTTGACTGGATACTCTCTTACATTTGCAAACTCATCATAGGCAGTCATCAGATCGCCCAGAGTTGCGGTGTAAGTTGGAGAACCGTAAGAACCACCGTGATCTAAACCACCTTGTAAGTCGTAGGTGGATCTACCGATACCAGAGAAGGTGATGCCTTGTGCATCTTGACCCCATCCACCTGCAGCAGCAGTGAATGCAGTGTTACCGTTGGAGAATCCAGTTGGAGATCCAAGAGGTGCATAACCAGCGAAGATGTACTCAGAGTTGTCTGCGAGATAGTTCTTGTAGAAGATAGGAGAGTTGAACTGAACTGCATCCTTGGCCTTAGACAGACCAGTGAACTTCTCAAGAATCTGACCAGAAGTACCAGACTCTTTACCAGTGTCATCAACAACTACGACGTTGATTTCGTCGAATCTTGCGTCACGACCTGCTGCGTAGTTAGAAGTACCAGGTTTTGGAGCAACGTTCTTCCAGAAGACGGTCGAATTGCTGAGACCCAGGGTCTGAGATTCGTACCAGTCTTTAGCAGTGCTAGGAGTCAGTGCAGAACTTGTAGTAACTCCAGTTACGAGGGCGATCTCACCAGAGATAGGATCACCCAATCTAGCGAGGTCATTTGCTTGGAATCCACCAATTGCGTTGACTGCGAGGTTTGTTGTGGTTCCGTCTGCAGATTCTCTGATTGTGGTTGCAGCACCTGCGTTGGTGTAAACACGAACCGTTGCACCATCATTGTGGCTGCCTGCGGTTGTGTTATCCAGACCTCTGGTCGAGAATCCAACGAAATTGGTAACCGCATTGACGGTTTCACCAATACCAATCAGTTCTGTACCCAATCGGATAATGTTTCCTGTTCCAACACCGATGGTGTTAATACCAACTGTGGAGGAAACGAACATGCCAGTTGCACCAGCACCAACAGAACCACCACCCTGTTGGTCAACAGTGATAGTTGCACTGGTCAGGTCATAACGGAAGACCGTTGTACCAACACCAACAAGACCTTGAAGATTACCTGCAAGATTTCTTGTTACTTGAAGTGCATTGGTTGCGGAAGAAGATGCACCAACAATACTCAGAGCAGAAGTCGTCTTGAACTCGTATGCACCACCTTTGGTGTAATCTGCAAGAGTCTCAGTTCCTGCGGCCGATACTTGATTGGTTACCTTCAAATCAATTGTAGATCTACCAATACCAGTAACAATACCCTTCAGGTATCCATTGAGTGTAACCGAAGTACCGATACCACCAACTTGAACACCGTTGAAGGATTGAGTTACCGCAGCACCAACAACAACACCAGAAGTATTGATACCAGTTACAGTTTGGTCAGCTCTTGCGTCAATGACACAAACCTTCAGACCGTTACCCCAAGTACCAGGGTTTTTGGCAGCCCAATACCACTGAGTTGCACTATCAAAGGAATTATAATAATCTTCGGTATTTTTGATTTTGAGTGAGACAGAAGATCCTGCACCCGTCGCAACAGCAGCGTTAGCGTTATTGAGGGTAGCCGAATCAGATCTTACAACTCTCAGGGCACCACCATAAGAGAGGTAAGATGAAGCACTCATCCAGTATTCATAGTTGCCGTCCTTCGACTCACCAAAGGTGTCAACTAAGTCTTTTTCGTTCTCTACAAGGGTAGGTTCGTTGATGGGACCCTTGCAAAAAGGCCCGGCGATGGCACCAGTTTGGTCGCTAACGCCTGTAATTCCACCACGGGTCAGATCGACCTCTTTTACCTTAATCCCAGGAGATACTAAGCCTAAACCAGCCATCTGATTTCCTCTAGAAATTTCAGTGTTATCTGATTTTATTTATTGTTTAGCACCTTTTCAAATGGGGAAACTGGACGTGAACTACCAGTCAGGGTATTCCCATTTATCAAAAACCTTATTCGTCATCCTACTTATAATGATTCTCTTTTTAGTACACTCCTTACACTCATAGGAGTAAGCTGATGGATATGATCCTCTATCTTTACGAGTCAAATAAAAATCTTCAATAAGACTCTTCCGTTCATTACAGACCCTGCAGGTCCTCTCAACAAACAGAAGATGTTCTAGATCAAACTTATCTCCAAGATCCATCAATAATACTCCCACATGTAACTCATGTCTCCGTATGTGGAATTCATGTCATCCAAATCAGTCTTTCTCCATACTGTGCCATCTTGATCGGTCACAGAATCATCGTCTAGACCATCACTAATGAAACCAAATGGAGCCATGTCCTGTTCGATCTGGTCACGTTGATCCTCATACAGTCTCTTACGAACATCTTGATCTGTAAGTTCTTTAAAATAATCTTGTGCAACTAACCATGCATAGATGACCAGACACATTGCAAGGTCATCATTACATCCATCCTCAGCCTCAAATGAGTTTCTCTTGTGAATGAATGTTGTAAGTTCGGAAAGGATTTCATAATCCTTGAATAAAATCTTATCGGCCTCAATCATTGTCTTGAGGTTTGAACAACCAACAGCTTTCACTGCCTTGGACATCTTCAATCCAAGTTGGGTCTTCTTACCAGAGAATCCTTGTCCCACAATCTGTCCTGCACGACCCCTCATGGAACACTGGAGGAGGTTTGGATACTCCAGGTCATAATTTAGGATGGCAGCGATCTGATCCCCAATATCGTTGACCTCACACAGCACCCATGCATTGTTGTATGCCTTCACCGCATCGAAAATAATCGATGGGAACAACATGGGTTTGATTTCATTGTTTCTATATTTTGCAACTACTTTGTGGGGATATTCAGTAATATCGACAACAACAAAAGCTGAGTAATCTTGCCCACCACCTCTAGCCACGTCAACAGTACAAACATAGTCATGTTGATCTTGAGGTTTTTCGTATACATCTAATCCGTTACCTGACTGAATTGGCTTTTCATATACCAATGCTCTAAGTTTTGCAGGATTAATTAAAGTATCAACAGATCCTAAGAACTCACACTCAAACTCAACACGGAACTGTTGTTCACTGGTGTTCTTAATAGTCTGTTCTTTCCAGACTTCATCACGTCCAGGAACTTCAGACCAGTGAACTGAAGTTGGGACATATTCGTTCTGACCTCTCTCGGCATCATGCCACATTCTGTAAAAGTGGTTCATCCCGTGAGGGGTAGAAACCATAATTACTTTTGTTGATTGGCCAGACGTAATAGTAGGATAAACAGAGGCAAAGAACGAGTCAGCGATGTGATTTGGAACGAACGCGAATTCGTCGAGGAAGAGGATATTGAACGACATGCCTCGGACAGCACTCGCAGATGTAGAAGCTGCCAATACCTTACTGCCATTCTCCAACTCCATTGATCCTTTGTTCCATGCAATGATACCCTGTTGCATCCATTTTGGCAGGTTCTCATATGCAAGTTGTAACCTACTGAGAAGTTCTCTTGCAGTAGATGCTTTGTTGGCCAGAATACCAACGTTTACACTGTCATTGAATACAATGTAGTGCAGAAGATAAGATACCGATGTGGTAGACTTACCAGTCTGTCGAGGCATCATACAGATATTGAATCTGTTTTTATGAAACCTACTGATTAGTTTTTCCTGAAATTGATAAGGTTCAAAAGGAACAAGACCTTTATCCAGAGAAACAATGCGTATGTAATTACGAGCGAAGTAGACAGGATCTTCTTTACACTTAATAAATTCTTCGATCTGATCCTTCGTGAACTCGATCGCCGTATTGGCTTTCTTAAGATTCGGGTTGCCAAGATAAACCTCACTCATCGTCTAATTCTTTGTAGGCCAACTTCAGTATCGTATATATGTAATAAGACACACCCATCAATAATATAACAAGACACCAAATGATACTCCAGGTTATATCATTTACATCAGTTAGAGGTCGCAAAAATAAATTCATAACTCGTTGAATTTATGTTCAAGTATCATTCTATATAAACAACCTTTCATGTGGTGCAAGTACTCTTGCTCCACGGCATCACCGCCAGGCCATTTCTCCAAATGAAAACACACGGACTTGTATAAAAGTCGTATGTCATCCACAGACATTTCTATTGTGTAATCTGGATCTGGGTTCATGGATTTTTTGGATCGAGATTTAAAGATTTTAAATAATCAATCCACCACTGAGGATCTCTTTTCGTTCTCCATTTAGGAACCGATAATCCTCTCTCAGAGTACCATTCCTCCAGAGCATCATCGATAGTCTGTGCGATCTCCATATTCATCTTCCTCTTCGTCAACGTCTGCATATGGATTCTCCAGGTAGGGTCCTCGTTTTCGTAAAGGTTCTTTTCGGACATAATCCGCCTCAGCATTGATTGCAGAATACCAAACAGCTAGTTTTAGTACGATGTAAATGACTGCTAATGGTGCAAAGCATAGAATGAGAGTTAATTGGTACTTCATTTATGTTTCCTGGCAAAAGGTTCCCAGTGTTGCCAACCATAGTGATGAACTGCCCACATACCAATAATAGGTACGAAGACCAGACACCAGGCCATAAAGCCCATTGTCCATGGATTATTTAGAACGTAAGCTGCAAAATGTGAGATTTTATGCATCATCGTCTTCGTTATGATCGTAGGTTAATCGACAATCCCAATAGTGATCCTCTTCCCATTCTGGTTCGTAAAGAGGGCAAGGTTCCTCAAAGAGATGTTCCATTCTTAATTGTTTGATACGTTCTCTCAGGGACTTGTAGAATTCCCTCTTTTGTTCTTTGTCCATAGACTATGCTGGATAATCCCATTTGGTTATTTGTTCGGTCTTGTGAACTGGTCCCCAAAGACCTTCATGATAAAGATATGGTGCAGTTCTCACTGGACATTTATCACCAGTGCAAAGCAAGTCATCAACAATACGCCAAGATTCCATAACTTCATCAGCATGTACAAAGTGAGACTGATCTCCATTGATGGCATCAAAAAGAAGTTTTTCGTAACCATCAACACCTAACCAGTCAGGGTATCGGTGAGTCAATGTAGCCAACTCAACTTCTTCACCAAGTCCAGGAGACTTCACATCAATCTGGATATCAAGGTGAGCATGTGGTTGCAAACGCATAACGATACGTCCTGGTGTCTCACCCTCAAACAATCCAACAGGCGGTGCTTTGAGTTTGACGACAACTTCAACACACTGATAAGGCATCTTCTTACCAGTCATAAAGTAGAAAGGGACACCCTGCCATCTCCAGTTATCAATGTAGATATCACCAGCAACAAAAGTTTGAGTATTAGATTCAATACCAACACCCTGTTCTTTACGATATCCTTCATATTGGCCAGTAACTAGTTTTCTACCTAACCTAGTTGCAGCTAATACTTTTACTTTTTCACGACGAATTTCTCTTGCATCCATTTTATAGGGTGCTTCCATCGCAATGAGCGAAAGAACTTGCAACATGTGATTCTGCAACATGTCACGAACGACTCCGGCTCCCTCGTAGTATTGGGATCTACCTTCACAACCAATAGTTTCGGTCGCATATATCTGGACCTCCTCTATGTAATCTCTATTCCAAAGTGGTTCCAGAAGAACGTTCCCAAAACGAGTAGCAAGAATATTGTTGACAGTATCTTTACCAAGATAATGGTCAATGCGATAGACTTGTTTTTCGCGTAGATGTCGCTGAACCACAGACTGTAAATGATCAGCAGATTTATAATCGTGCCCAAAGGGTTTTTCCACAACCACACGGGATCTGTCTGGGTCGTCAAGGAATCCGGCTTCTTTGAGATTGATGATAGCATTCTCATATCGTTCTGGTGGTACGGATAGGAAATAAGTAGTGTCTGCACTCTCATCATGAAGTTTATTGAGACTTTCTTGACAATCAAGGTCACAACAAACAAAGTCTAACCAATGACAGAACTCTTCAGGATACTCACCAAGATGTTTCAACCAAGACTCTTTGGAGTGATCTCTACGAGATGCACCAACAATCAGAAGTCCTTGTGGTAGAAGGTCTTTTTTCCACAACTCATAGAGTGCTGGGATTAGTTTTCTCTTACAAAGATCTCCAGTAGCACCGAAGATAACTATACGTTGAGATTTAGTGAGCAGTTCCGTTTCCATCGTATTTGTCTGAGTCATAGTAGTTATTCTCACCTTTTCGTATCCCGAAATATATTGTGGATAGTACAAAGGGTATGCAAATGATCGCAAGCGCATTACCTAACATGATGACCACCAAACATGTAACGCATACCATTCAAAATCTTGGCCGCGAAAGCACCAAGACGGCGCGAGTTAAAACGTTCATAGAGAGCAGTACTGAGGACAGGAGCGGGTACGCCAAGATCCACAGCAGCGTGAACAGTCCAACGCCCTTCACCAGAGTCTGATACTCCCCCATCGAACTTGCTAAGTTCTCGATCGCTGCGTAATACATCAGCGGTAAGATCGAGTAACCAAGAACCAACAACGCTACCACGACGCCACAACTCAGCCACTTCAGCAACATCAATATCATATTGATAATCTTCTGGATTTTCCATCGGAGCAACCTCAGCATCGCCCGCTTTAACGTAAGCTGCCCCAGCATTAGCTTCATGCAGGATATTAAATCCTTCTGCGTATGCTTGCATGATTCCATATTCTACACCATTATGAACCATCTTCACAAAATGGCCTGCACCAGGTCCTCCACAACGTAACCAACCTCTTTCAGCGGGAGAAACCCAGCTTGCATCATCAGTTCTTGGTGCTGCATCGATACCTGGTGCGAGTGCATCAAAGATTGGACGGCAGGTGGATACTGCATGATCTGCACCACCAACCATAAGACAATATCCACGCTCCAAACCGTAAACACCGCCACTAGTGCCACAGTCAATATATTGGATGCCCAACTTAGACAACCTTTCTGCTCTCCTGCGAGAATCTTTAAAGTTGCTATTGCCATGGTCAATAATAATATCCCCGTCGCCAAGTAATGGTAGTAACTCATCCAGTGTGTCCTCTACTAATTCTGCGGGAATAACAAGTTGGAAGATACCAGGTGCTTTACCAATCATACCATCCTGATTATGTACTACTTGAACAAGGCTTTCCAAAGAAGTGGTACATCCACTAATATAACCCTTTTCAAATTGTTCTTTAGCTTTTTCATAGTTGTTTCTATAACCATGTACTTCGATGCCTGATTCAATCATACGGCGAGACATACCCTCACCCATACGACCCAGACCAATCATTCCTACCTTCATCCTTTAACCTTTAACCTCGTTTTGAAAATACTCTGGGAGTGGACATCCCTTAAAATCGTTTATCTCATCCACTGCTAAGACAAACATAGTGGCGAAACCGACGCAGAAAGCGAATAACATTTGTGGGAAATTATAGTTTCCCATGTGAGCAGTAGGATCGGGTTCATCTTCATGAGGATGAAGATGCTTGGCGATCTGTTTTATTCTTTCTTGTTTTTCCCTTTCTTTCTCGTTCATGTTACCCCCTATATCTTACTGGCCATGTTAGTTCCATGGCGGAAATTAGCAACATTGTAAAAGTAATTACAAACAAAACTGTCATTTGATCATCTCCATAGCTTCTTTCAATTCTTGTGCATGATGTTTCTCATCAAGCATAATCCTCTCAATGTCTTTGTCATTACGATCCTCATATTTTAGATACTTTGAATATGTATCTTCGGCATGAAGTTCTATTTCGTAGGAGAGATGGTAAGCAGAGCGAGGAGCCAACCAATAATAAACCACGTTGATCCAATAGTAGACAAGTACAAGGTGTCGGGCGAAAAAGCGATCAATCCAATAAGAATTGCCACCCCGACTTTCCATGTATTCCAGATGTTCTGTTTCGTTAAGAGTTTGAGCAAAATGTTCCTCCATCAGATAGATGTGTTCTGGACCACGTAATCCTAAAGATTCACGCAAATGTAAAACACTTACAAATGCAAAATAGGGTGCTCGAGCAATTTCCTCAAGCACCCAAAAACGTTGAAAATGACGACCTCTATAAAGGTAATCGATAATTGAAATAGTTAACGTTAATAAAAAAGTGTTTAATCTTTTCATGGCACCACTGCCAAGATCTTCATTATATATTTTCGTAAGTAATAACTCTTTTTCTAATTATTAGGAAATCATGATAATGAAATTTTCAACCATGGGAAGATGGGATCAATTACTCCGATAAGTCGGAGAAGGCCTTCAGCAAATAGAGCGAGAACAACCCAACCGACACACATGCTAATAATACTTGCGTTTCGATTGTGTTTCCGAATAGCATCATCAATCATCTCCTGACACTGTTCTTGTGTCACATAATGTGGGGGATCAATTTTTTTAAAACGATGGGTCAATTTGTCAAACATCTCCCATAGTATCTCGAAGTTGTTCCATCATCTTGCGACGTTCTTCAATTTTACCATCGATAAAACCGGCCCTGTATTCCCAGGTTTGTCCTCCGTCAATTCCTTTGCTTGGATTAATACATTGTTCATTACCAAGTCTATTACACACTAGACTGGCCAGATCTAATTCATTGCCAGTGTTTCCAGTCCCACCCCAAATGTGTTGGCCATTAATCCACGTGGCCCCGCACTTCGGACATTCCTTTCTGCTTAGAGAAAGGTCGGACATTGTTCTGTCGTTTTCCATTTTTGTTTGGTGTAATCCCAAGTTGTCGCTCCAGCTTGAGTCTCATGAAGTACAGTCTCAGTCTAATGACTTGATACCCAACTGTCAACTCAATATATTCAAATAAACGCATAGTACCATCGACACCTGCATACCAGATCATCCAAAGGAAGATGCCAATGGTCAAATAAATGCCAATCATGCGACCTACTAGGGGTTTTATAAGCTGTATCTATACGATACACCTTTTCTTAATACTACTCAGTATAACTTTATACTCTTTTTACGACAATTATCTGTTATCTCTGTTCAATCCAGTTAAGTACCGCAAGTGTTGACTTGTTAGTGTTGGGAGATGCACATGCAAGGGTGTAAGTGTCGCTGATTGTACCAATACCAGATCTTCCAATCTGCAGTGCTGCTTTATCATCAACATTAACCAGAGAGGCACCACCAGCAATTGTAAATCCCGAGAGAAGTGCTGTTCCTCCAGTGACCGCAGTTGCTGTAGTATCATATTGGATAAAGGAGTTTGGGTCTGGATGATCTTCCCAATCCGCACCAGTCAAAGTTGCATTCTCAAAAAGTCTCCAATATACATTCGTGTTATCGTTCGTTACTGCCTGTAGAGATCTCAATAACATAACTGCCT